GAGCAGATTGAGAAGTTCAAGCGCGAAGTGAAAGCGTTTAATGATCTCGCAGACAGCGAGAACCGCGACCTGACCGAAGATGAAGAAGTTGAAATCAACAAAATCCTCGATGAGCAGGTTCCCGAACTTCAGGCCAATCTTGAAAAAGAGATTGAAAGCCTGGAGAAATACGAGCAGCGTGCCGCATTCGCTGAGGGTGGATCTCGCAAGCACGACCCGCAACGGGTTATCGACCTGGAAAAAGAGCGGAACAAGATCGTTATTCCAGCTCAGGCCCGCAAACACGCGAACCTGAAAGCCTTTAAGGGACCAGACGCAGAGGCAGACGCTTATGCATCCGGCCGCTGGCTGATGGCAACGCTGGGAGAGGATCAGAACTCCGCTCAGTGGTGCAGGGATCATGGAATCGCGACTATCAAGAACGCAATGAGCACCGGTGACAATACGCTGGGTGGTTATACCGTTCCGACTCCGATGGAAGTCTCTATCATCGCACTCCGCGAGATGTACGGCGTATTCCGGCAGAATGCAATGGTTGAAACCATGTCTTCGGACGTGAAAACCATCTCGCGGCCTGTTGGTGGGATCACCGCTTCCTTTGTGGGCGAGGGTGAGTCTGGTACTTACTCCGATTCGCAGTGGAAGAACATCGAACTGGTTTGTCGGAAATTGATGGCACTCGCCAAAATGAGCGTTGAGCTGTCTGCTGACTCTGTTATCTCGGTAGCCGATCAGGTTGCCCGTGATGTTGCCTACGCTTTCGCTAAGAAAGAAGACGAATGCGGGTTCCTCGGTGACGGTACAGCGACCTACGGCGGCATTGTCGGTCTGAAGAACAAGCTGTTAGCTACCAGTAAGTATACCGCTGCAACGGGCAACACCGCTTTCAGCACGCTGGATCTGGCAGACTTCGAGGGCATGGTTGGTCAGTTACCTCAGTACGCTGAAGCTAACGCCAAGTGGTACATCTCGAAGGTAGGTTATTGGGCATCAATGGCGCGTCTGCTGGATGCTGCCGGTGGTAACACCAAGACCGACCTGTCAGGTGCTCCACAGCTTCAGTTCCTGGGTTACCCGGTCGTGATCTCTCAGGTGCTGAACACCACGACCGCTGCTCAGACCTCTACTGACGGCCTCTGTTACTTCGGTGACCTGAATATGGCTGCAACCCTTGCCAGCCGGACTGGAATGAGCATGAGCACCAGTAATGAAGTGCTCTTCACCTCTGACCAGATCGCTATTAAGGGTACCCAGCGATTCGGTATCAACGTCCACGAGTACGGCGCAGCCACTGGCGATGCTGGACCGATTCTGATGCTGTCAACTCCAGGCAGCTAATAAATAACCCGCCGTCAAACGCTGGCGGCGGGTTTCTCATACATCACATTTATCTGAGGGAAGACAATGATTCCAGCACAGAAAACAAAATATGTTGATATCGGTTTCGGCGAGGCACTGATTGACAATGGAAGCCTTACCACTGCCGCCATCGACACAAAAGGTTGGGACTACGCACAAGTGTTTGTGCGAGTCGGTACTACTGATATTGCGATGACCGCGCTGAAAATTCAGGACTGCGATACGTCAGGCGGTTCATACTCGGACGTTAGCGGGCTTGTCTACGGGACTTCCACCAACATTGCCGGCAGCACTTCGAGCCTTCCCGCTGCTGACGATGACGACACCGTTTTCATGTTCGAAATCGACCTGAGAAAGACAGACCGATTTATCGACTTGGTTGCCACTAACGGCGACGGTACTGCCGGTGGATTCCTGTCTGCATGGTGCATCCTTTCGCGTGGTGAAGATTCACCAGACACCGCTACAGAGCGCGGAGCAGGCGACATTCTGAGGATCTGAGTATGAAGGTCAAGTTTTTGCGTGAATGGCGCGGAAACAGACGGGATACAGTCAGGGATTGGCCAGATGGTGCGGCCAATCTCCTGATTTCCCGTGGTATCTGCGCTGAAGTAAAGCCAAAGAAGACCAGGAAGCGTAATGGTGGCAAGCAAGGGAATAGCAAGCGAGTTTGAATTGTCTACGGCACCGACTGGTCCGGTTGTACCAGCGTGCGACCTGCGGCGATATGTCGATCTGTATGACAATGAAGATGACTCGTTTCTCGCTGAGCTGGAGAAGATGGCGGTGGAACGCATCGAGAGCGACACCAGACGCCAGCTTGTTACAGCAACTTGGAAGCTATACCTGTCCTGCTTTCCCTCTGTAATCCAGATCAGGAAGGCACCAGTCGCATCGGTCACGCAGATCCGGTACGTGGATACTGATGGAGACTGGCAAATCCTTTCCCCTTCGGTTTACGAGACGTTTCTGCAACGCGAACCGGCAGAGATCAGGCTTGCTTACCAGCAGACATGGCCAGTGGTCCGGCAAAAAGAACAGGCGGTTGAAGTGACATTTACCGCTGGCTATGGGACCGCTGACGATGTGCCGGAGATTGCAAAACACGCAGTCAAGATGATTGTGCAGGACGCATACAACAACTGTGACGGCAATTCGCACGCCGTTGAATCATTACTTTCTCGACTGAACTGGGGGTTCTGATGCGATGTGCATGTGACGCCACCAGTAAGGGGCGAAAAACAAAACTAATAACCATCGAGAAGCCGAAAACAACGGGATTCGATGCAAACTATGGAACGCATGACTTATCGAGTGATGCAAGCTGGGAACAGCATACCAAGGCATACGCAAACGTACTTACAAGAGGCGGCAGAGAATTTTTCCAAGCGTCGAAAGTACACGCTGATCTATCGCATCTGTGGGAAGTGGCGAGCACGGCAAAGACGCGATCCGCAACGCCGGAAATGCGACTGACCTGGAATGATAGAACCTTCCAGATTCTTTCAGTGCTGGACAAGGATGAGGACCGACGCACGGTTGAGATCAGTACGAAGGAGGTTGTTTGATGGCCAAATCATTCTTTGCAACCTATCTGACCGGCGATGCGCAACTAGACAAGAAATTGGAGCGTCTACAGGAAAAGGTACGCAAGAAAGTGACACGCTCCGCAATGGGAAAAGCGGGAACGGTACTGAAAAAGGCAATTGCCAAACGCGCACCAGTCGGAGAAACGAAAGCACTGAAGAAGTCAATCGGTGCATCGACGAAGAAAAGCAAAAACTTTAAATCAGGCGTTGACTTCCAAGGGCTGCGAGTTGGTCCAAACGTTGGGAAGACGAACAAAACGGACGACGATGGCAACATCAAGCCACGAACCAAGAGCGCACCGCACGCACATTTGGTGATCCTGGGAACTAAAAGCAGACGCATTACCGGAAAGAAGCGAGGCATTGAGAGTACGCCTAATGTTGGGCAACCAACAGGCAAGATTGACGGCAACGACTTTGTTCGTAAGGCAGCAAGCTCTGCTATGCCGCAGGCGATTCGCAAACTGAAAGACTCACTATATAAGGGCATCCAGAAGGAGGCCAACAAGTGAGCATCCAGGCGGGCTTACGGGCGGCAATGCTGGCAGAGTCAACCATCACAGACATTACAAGCAATATTTTTGTTACGGCGATCCGGCAGGATGTCGGGCTGCCAAACATCACAATTATCAAAACCAACGAGGAACCAAACAACAGCCTAGGCGGTGCTGGTGATCTGCGGTTTGCAGACTTCGACATTGAGTGCAGAGCTACAACCGAAGGCGGCGCTATCGCACTGGCTGACGCAGTAATAGCGGCGTTCGAAGACTTTACCGGGGCAATGGGTAGCAATACATGCAAGGCTTCGCTCTACCTCGATTCAGAGGACGACCACGAGTATTTGAATGACGGTTCAATCGGCCAATTTTTGACAACAGTTTACTTTCAATTCCAATATACATGAGGTGATTAGATGGCAATTCAGCCAACAAAAGGAACGGTTCTTAATTTCGTCGTCGCTGGTGGCGTACTGGCAGCGGTTGCTCAGGTCATCTCGATTGATGTGAGCGAAGCCACTACTGAGACATACGAAGCGCGCACACTGGACCAGTCTGGGCCTTCAATCGTTAAGAAGCCTACCGGCTACACCGATCCCGGTTCAATCAGCGCTGAAATCTTCCTCGATCCGGCATTGGCAGGCCATCAGTCGATCACTGACGTGCTGCTCGATCCGTCTATTCCTGCTTCTGAAGATTATCTGGTTGATGGCTCGCTTGTGTTTGCAGACACAGCTACCACTACCTGGACATTCTCAGCCTCTGGCGTTGGGCTTGGTGCGACCGTCGCCATGAATGACGGTCTCAAGGGTTCTCTGTCGCTGGAGCTGGCAGAGGTTATCACCTACGCAACATAGGAACAATCATGAAAGCAAAGATTGCACAAAGCAACGTTAAGTGCATGAACCCGGACTTCAACAAAGAGAAGTATCGGGGGATGAACAACGTTGAAAAACGGCTTTACACAAAGCGAACTCCACCAGTCATACCGCTGGCAGAGGGCGAAATCTGGGAGCATCCAGAAGCCTACAAGCTGGTAGAACTGGGCATGGCAACGCCTGCGGACGACGAGTGCAAAGACGCTGCGAACATGTCCGACGAGAAGATTCAGGAAGCTCTTGCAGCTTACCGGAAACTCTCGCGCGGCATGGGAACCGGCGTTAAGAAGTATGACGCTGACGCAGAGGATGTTGAGCTGGACGACGAATTCAACGAACTTTTAGAAGACGGAGAGTACATTGTCTCTACTGACTAAAGAAGAGCTATTCGCCAAGAAGGGCCGCACGTTTCGCGTAGTCGAACTGCCTGGTGGTGGAACGGTTCGCATTCGATCTCTGAAGTCTGCGGAGATCTCAGGCTGGCAGGCGAGCATGTTGGACCCGAAGACCGGCGAGCCGTGCATTAAGCGTCAGAAGCAGTCGAGAGAGCGACTGGTGGCGCTGTCTCTGGTGGACGACAACGGCACACCGATCATCGGCAAAGAGGACTTGCCAGAACTGGATCAGTTGCCGAACTCAATCATCGGAAAGATTGCGGTTGCTGCTCAGGAGCTCAACGGCATCGACAACGATGAGTACGAAGACATTTTGGGAAACTCAGAAGGGACACCGGCAGAATAGTAGCGTACAGGCTCGCTGCTGCTTCCGGTTGTCCGTTCGTTGACGATCTGGCGGAGCATCTCGAATACGCTGAGCTGCTGGAGTGGCAAGCGTACTTTGAACTGGAAGATAAAGAGCGAAACGAGAGGGACGACGAGCGAGCAATGGCAATTATTATCGGCGTTGCTCATGCGTTCGGAGGCGATGGAAACCTGGACTTCAAAGAACTGTTTCCACGCTACGAATTTAAAGAGGACACGGAAGAGGTAAGTGTTGAGTCTTCAAAGGCCAACATTGCCCGCGCTTTAGGGATCGGCTGAACATGCTGGGTAATCTGGTTGTAAAACTAGGCTTGAACTCGAAAGGGTTCACGAAAGGGCTGGACCAGTCACAGTCCCGGCTGGGCACATTCTCTAAGAAAGTTGCTGGTGGTGCTATCAAGGTCGGTGCGGCAATGGGAACCGCTGTTGCTGCTGGCGTATCTGCAGCGGTGTTCCAGTTCGCCAAGTACGGCGACCAGATGGACAAGATGGCGCAGCGGACCGGGTTCACGACAAACGCACTTTCTGAGCTGGGCTTTGCTGCTGAGCAATCCGGTTTCGACATTGAAACGCTCGAAAAGGGTATCGTGGGAATGGATAGGTTCCTGTTGAATGCTGAGCGTGGGCTGTCTACGGCAACTGACTCGCTCGACGATCTGGGCCTGACTATGGGCGATCTTCAAGGACTGTCACCAGAAGACCAGTTTATGATGCTGGCTGGAGCGGTGGCAGATGTGGAAGACCCATCAAAGAGGGCAGCACTGGCTATGTCTATCTTCGGCAAGGCAGGGCAGAAGATGATTCCTCTACTCAATGCCGGTAGTGAGTCAATCGAAGAGATGAGGCAACAGGCCCGCGATCTGGGAATTTCCATGAGTCCCGAAGACGCAAAAGCTGCGGCTGAATTCACTGACGCCTGGAACCGTGCGAAGAAGTCAGTCATGGGTTTTATCTACTCGGTCGGTGGTCCGTTCATTCGAGTGTTTACGCGGGCTGTTGATATCGGTGTGGCGATGATAAAAGACCTGAAGGATTCCTTCGGTGGTCTGATTCCGTCTATTGATGGCGTAGGGCGTGCGTTCCTGAAGGTCACACTGGGCTTCGTGAGCGGGTTTAACGAGGTTGTACATTTCTTTGTTGCTGTTATTCCAGCGGTTCTATCGGGATTCGCGCAGAACTGGCGATCGGTGTTTAAAACCGCTTATGACTACGTGACCACGATCTTTACCAACATGGGCAAAAACATCGCGCGTATCATGGGTTCGATCTGGGACCATATTGCCAGCGGTGGCAAGACTCAACTTGACCTTGCGTGGAAGCCACTAGCCGAAGGTTTCGAGAGTTCAATGGTAGGAATCGAGATTCCGCAACGCATGAAGACCGGGCTTGAGAGAGAGCTTGAGCGGCAACTTGGGACAATCGGACAGGATGCCGGTGAGAAAGCCAAGAAGGGCATGGGAATTGATGAGGAAGGTTCAGGTAAATCTTCCAAGCTGGACAAGATGCAGACCGGTGCGGCGATGAGAGGCAGCTCAGAGGCCATTAGCGCGATACTGCGGAATGTGTCCGGCACCAAGAACAAGACAGAGGAACAGCAGCTTAAAGAACAGAAAGAGACGAACAAGAAACTCAATAAGATGCTCGAAAACGACCGCAGGGAACGCATGAAGAAACCACAGGTCGCTATTGTCGGAAGGGGTATCTAATGGCAATCACAGCAAAACAGATACAGACCGGCATCGCTGGCAGTTACGGCGGAATCAAGAACGACAACGAGACCGTCGAGTATCAGGTCTACACGGACACCAAGACGCAGACACGGTATGACATCATGCTCGCGGGTGTGCTGCCGACGCTCTACCAGTCGCATCCAGACAACCCGATTCTGACGGTGCGCGATATTGAGTTGTCTCAGGACATCGCTGACACAGTATGGACGGCTGTGATTTCCTACTCTTCAGAGCCTTTCGATAAAGAAGACGAGGACGAGGAAAACGAAGATGACCCGACAAATCGCGCGGCAAGGGTGCGCTGGACAACCACGCAATTTACAAAGCCGATCTACAAAGACATCAACGGCGAACCAATAGTCAACAGTGCCACAGATTACTTTGACCCGCCGGTCGAGATCGACGCCAGCCGGTTTTCTATCGTCATTGAAAAGAACCTGACCGCTGTGCCGTCATGGGTGCTCACCTACGCGAACACGATTAACGAGGCGTCTTTCGAAATTCAGGGGCTTACGATCCCGGCCAAAACCGCCAAACTGTCAGAGCTTGCCATATCGGAACTACAGCGGGAACAGACCACAGGCGGGACGGTTGATTTTTACTCTCTGACGTTTCGGCTGGAACTGGCGACCGCGGACGAGGTTGACTGGACGCTAAGAGTGCTCGACCAGGGGCTGCACCAGTTCGACCGGGCAGAGAACAAAACGCCGATTCTGATTGACGGCGAACCAGCAAAACAGCCGGTATTGCTGGACGGCAACGGGCTAGCGATTACAGACCCAGAACCGACAGACGCGGTGTTTCTGGAGTTCGATGGGTACGTTGAAAAAGACTTCAGCGTTCTTCCTTTTACATAGGGTGAAACATGGCTAACGAAATCACATTGACGATTAAAGGCCGCGTAAGCAACAGCGGTTACAAAACAGATTGGTCGAATGGTCAAAACTCGATCACGCAGACTGCCCAGGGTGCAGCCTCTGGGATTCAGGCGGTAGGAACCAGTGCGGAGAACATCGCAGGCGGTGACGTTTCCACGCCGGGGATTCTATTTCTCAAGAACCTTGACGGCACAAACTTTGTCGAGTTCGGCAAAGACAATACCGGGTTCGTTGCGGTGGGCAAACTGGAGGCAGGAGAGGAAGC